CAAGACGCATCTGGGGGCGGGCCTGGCGTTGTTCCTGTTGCTGTGCGATCGGGAGCCGGGGGCGGAAGTCTACTCGGCCGCCTACAGCCGGGAGCAAGCGAGCCTGGTGTATCAAGCGGCGGTGGGCATGGTTCGGGGGTCGGCTGCGCTGGGCGAGTACTGCTCGATCGTGGACAGCGGGCGGAAGATCTTTGCCCGGCAGCTGGACGGCCGCTACACCGCGCTGCCGGCCGAGTCCGCAGCGGCCCATGGGTACAATCCTTCGGCGGTGATCTTTGATGAGCTGCACACGCAGCGGACGCGAGACCTGTACGACGTGTTGAAGACGGGGACCGGGGCACGCCGGCAGCCGCTGTTCGTCAGCATCACGACGGCCGGCTTTGATCGTCATAGCGTGTGCTGGGAGCTGTGGCAGTACGCACGCCAGGTTCGGGACGGGATTATCAAGGACCCGTGGTTCTTGCCCGTGTTGTACGAAGCGGGTGACGAGGCGGACTGGAAGTCGCCGACGGTGTGGCATCGGACGAATCCGAATTTGGGCGTGTCGGTCGGCGAAGAGTTCTTGCGGGAGGAGTGCGAGCGGGCCAAGTCGCTGCCGAGCTACGAGAACACGTTCCGCAACCTGTACCTGAATCAGTGGACGGAACAAGTGGAGCGGTGGCTGTCGCTGGAAGCGTGGGCGCGAGGCAACGAGGCGCTGCCGGATCTGTCGGACAAGCCGGCCTGGGCGGGCCTCGACCTGTCCGCCACGGCGGATTTGACGGCACTGTGTCTGGCGTGGAAACGGGCGGACGGCGGGTATTACCTGCTGCCTCACTTCTGGATTCCGGGCGAGGCGCTCAAGCGGCGTGTGCATCGAGACCGAGTTCCGTACGACGTGTGGGCCAAGGCGGGACTGATCACGCTGCAGGCGGGGCGGGAATCGATTGATCACGATTTGCTGGTCCGGGACGTGGAACGGCTGCTGAAGACGCACCGCTGCCGGCAGATTGCAATCGACCGTTGGAACGCCGACCACGTCGCCAACTGCCTGAGTCGGGACGGGTTCGACGTGGTCAAGTTTGGGCAGGGGTTTGCGAGCATGTCGGGTCCAACGAAGCTATTTGAGCAGGCGGTCATCGACGGTAAGATCCAGCACGGCGGGCACGAAGTACTGGCCTGGAACGCCGCCAACGTGGCGGTGAGCAGAGACGCGGCCGAGAACAAGAAGCCGGACAAGGCCAAGAGTACAGAGCGGATCGACGGGATTGTTGCGGCCATCATGGCGGTGGGGCTGGCTAGCGTCCACCGGGAGATCAAGGGCAGTTTGCTGATTGTGTGAGGGCGAATGAACCATGTTGAACTGGCTGCGCAAACTTACGTCAAGAATCTTACGTGGGTCGACCACGTCGAAGCCGTCCAGCTGGCTGGTTGACTGGATTCGCGGCGATCAGGATTCCGAGACCGGGGTATCGATCGACGGCAAGTCGGCGTTGCGGTACGCGCCGGTCTGGAACGCGGTGAACCGGATCTGTGGGCGGGTGGCCCAGCTGCCGGTCCTGGTCTATCAGCAGACGGGGGAACGGACCAAGGTTCGGGCGGTGGATCATCCGGCCTACCGGCTGCTGAAGCGGCAGCCAAACCGGAGCATGACGCCGGCGACGTTCAAGGAGCTGGTGACGTATCACGCGCTGATGTGGGGCAACGGGCGGGCGGCAATCATCCGCGACCGGCGAGCGGATCCGGTCGAGCTGGTCCCATTATTACCCGGGCAATCGCGGACGGTGATCGTCAACGGCGACAAGTGGCACGTGACGGAAGTCACGTTGGACAGCGGCGAGATCGTCTCCTACAAGTTCCGCGACGCGGACGTGCTGCACGTGATGGGGTTGGGGTACGACGGCGTCCAGGGGTATGCCCTGTGGGACCTGGCCAAGGGCAGCTGGGGGCTTGGGCTTGCCACGGAGAAGAATTCGGCCAGGCTGTTTCGGAATCAGACGATTCCGGGGCTGATCCTCGAAGCGCCGCCGGGCGTGTTTGCGGACGACGAGGAAGCCAAGAAGTTTTTGGCGGCTTTCCGGGGCATGCACGAAGGGCTGGACAACGTCGGCAAGACGGCGTTGCTGCGGGAGGGGATTAAGGCCAGCAAGCTGTCGCAGAGTGGCCAGGAGGCCCAGGCGATCGAACAGCGGGCGTTCCAGAGGGAAGAGGCCGGGTTGTGGTTCATGCTGGAATCGATGCTGGGGATTGATTCGAGCGTGTCGTACAACAGCTTGGAACAAAAGCAGCTGGCCGAGCTGATCAACTGCCTGAACCCGTGGCTGGTCAAGTGGCAAGAGCAATGCGAGGCCAAGCTGTTGCGGGAGCGGGAGATTGCGGCCGATTCGCATTTCGTGCGGTTCAACACGGGGGCCCTGCTGCGATCGGACACGCGGACGACGTACCAGACACTGGCCGAGGGCGTGCGAGGCCGGCTGATCACGCCGAACGAAGCGCGGGGAGTTCTGGATTTGGACCCGCTGCCGGGCGGTGACGAGCTGCAGAATCCAGCGATCGACGTGAAGAAGAGTCCAGAGCCGGGAGACGAGAGTCTAGATCCGGATGGGACTGGCGGGGCGGACGGGTCGGACGGCGGGGCGGCGCCAACCAAGAAGCGGCTGCGGGCGGTGATCGTGGCGAGGTTGCAGGACATGGCGGCCGTGGAACGGAAACGGCTGGATACCGCAGCCGCCAACAAAGAGTCTGGATTTGTGGACGGATTCTACGCCCGCTGGAAAGAGACGCTGGCCCAGGCTTTGCGGCCACTGGTCAAGGCCGAGGGCGTTGCGGCACAGACGATGGCCGACATGATTGCTGAGCGCTGGTGTGATGAGTCGCGGGCCTTAGTCCACGGCGTGCCGCTGGCAGACGTGCCGACTGTAACGGCCGGCTGGCAGGGCCGGGCCGAAAAGCTGGCGGACGCCCTGACGTAATAGGTTTTCGTTTTTGAAACACAGAGAAACAGAGGTCACAGAGGGAAAGTACGGAGGAAACGAGAATGCTGAAACTGGACCTGACTGGAAGCGTGCCTGAACTGTACCTGTACGGGGTGATCGCCAAGAGTGCCTGGTGGAATGACGGGGATACCGTGTCGTCCGCCGGCGTGCTGGAGCTGCTTGACCGGATCGATCCGGGCTCGGAGCTGATCGTGCGGATCAATTCCGAGGGCGGGGACGTGTTCGAAGGGGTTGCGATCTACAACGCGCTGGCACGCCGGCAAGCCCGGTTGCAGGTGGAGATCGATGCACTGGCCGCCTCGATCGCCAGCGTCATTGCGATGGCGGGAGACGAGATCGTAATCGCGGGCAACGCGATGGTGATGATCCACAGCGCGTGGACGTTTGCCGAGGGGAACGCGGACGACATGGCCAAGATCGCGGAAACGCTCCGCCAGGTAGACGAGACGATTCTGAATACCTACGAAGCGCGAGCGGGCAAGAAGTCGACGCGGGATCAGATCGTGGCGTGGGTCAAGGCGGAAACCTGGATGGGACCTGCCGAGGCGATCGAGCGGGGATTTGCCGATCGGGCGGGCGATCTGAAGAGCGGAGTGGATGCGGCCGTCCCGGCGGGGCGTTTCAAGAACACGCCGAGCCAGCTGCTGGAGAGTCGAGAGTCGAGAGCGGAGAGACGAGATCCGGAGCGGATGCGGACCAGGTCGCTGTCGCTGATCGCGGCTCGCATCCGGGACGCGCGGCGGAAAGTTCGCAGAGGGGTTGGGTAAATCCGATGCTGACCTGGATCGTACTCGGATCGAGTCACCTGGCATGCGATGCCTACGCCACGGCGCGGCGGATCTGCTACGACGCGCAGGTCGTGACCTGTAATCGCGGTCTGGAGATCGAGCCGGATCCGGACTTTTATTTCTTGAGCGACCAGGTCGCCTGTCAGTTGTGGGCGCCGGCCGGCAAGCTGGCCAGCAAACGAGGCAAGACCAAGACGGTTACGCTTCGGAGAGATCCGGCGGCCATGAAGATGCGGGCGGTGGACGACTTTGATTTGGTCGTCCGCGAAGGGCATCCGTACGAACCGTTTCAAATGTCCGGCCTGTGGTGCTTGGAGTTTGCAATCCGGTTCGGAGCGGCAACGCGGGTCCTGGTTTGCGGATGCGACGGGTATCGCGCTGGGATCGGGGTTGACGATTACTTTCCTTGGGCGTCGCGGATTGCGGCCTTCGAAGGTCTGGGGAAGAATCTGACGACCAAGGTTGTGGAACCGCTGACGAATCGGATTGTGGCCAAGTATCCTCACGTTTCCTTTTGTTGCATTGGTGATCCATGCTACCTGGTAGAACGACCGAACTGGACAGTCCTTTCGCCGTCGCCCTGATTCCGGCCCGTGGCGGATCGAAGGGCGTCCCCCTCAAGAACATGCAGACGATCGGCAGCGAGCCGTTGATTGCCCGGGCAATACGGACCTGCTATGCATCGCATCGATTGGACGCCGTGTACGTCTCGACCGACAACCGGCAGATCGGGATCGCGGCCAGGCAACGGTCGGCCGAAGTGCTCTGGCGGCCGCCGGTACTGGCCGATGATGCGGCCTCGACGGTCGATGTGCTGCTGGACGCCGTGCCGCTGCTGCCGCCGGAAACCAAGATCCTTGTGCTGGTCCAGTGTACGGCCCCGCTGATGACCGCGGACGACATCGACGGGACGATCCGGCGACTGGTCGATACGGGGGCGGATATGGCGGTGGCGGTGGCGAACTGTCACGATTGGCTATGCCGTGTCCGTGGCGACGGCCGGCTGGAGGGCATGGGCTGGGAGTTTTCGCGGGGGACGTGCCGACGGCAAGACATGCCGCCGCAGTTCGCATTGGCGGGAAGCGTCTGGGCAATCGACCTGGAACGCTTCGTGGAGCGCGGGACCCTGTACACCAGCAACTGCGTGGGGTACGAGGTGGAACGGAAGCTGGACATCGACACGCCGGCGGATCTGGAGATGGCGAGGTTGATCTGCCGCAAGGCGGAGCAGCAGCAGGAATACTATCCGCATTGAACGCTCAACGCTCAACGCTCAACGCTCAACGCTCAACGCTCAACGCTCAACGCTCAACAAAACTCGCCAGCTTCTCCCAAGTCCAATGCGGCCTCGGCGACGATCGGCACACCCGGGCGCCAGCGGGCGGTGGCGTTCAGGATCGCAGTCAGGCAGAAATCTTGTAGGCTCGTGCGCGCGGCATGGGCGGCTTCTACAACGGCGGCATGTTCGGCAGGGTCCAGGCGGATGTAGAGGGTTCTAGGCATAAGCCCGTTATAGCCGAATCTGTAAAGTTCGGCTGCGCGGTCGCTTGGCCAGCAGTTAGAATCCCGCCTTACCAATCGCGGACCGGCCACTCGTCAGCGGCGTGGGTTCTGCGGTCAGCCTCACGGGGTCGTTATCCCAATGTGCTGACTGCTGTGCGATACCGAACACAGTATCGACCTATCTTGATTTGGACGAGGGAGAACTCGCATGCGTCGCAGACACCTGATGCCCATCTTAGGCCGGCCCCACGGATTCGCTGTCTTGGCTTTGCTGAGCGTCAAGGCGATCCGGGAGAAGATCGGCGAGCTGACCGACCGTGCCCAAGCCATCTACGACGTGGCGACGGCCGACAATCGCGACTTGACCGCCGACGAACAGGCGGAGATCGACCGGATCTTGGGCAGTGGCAAGAAGGGCGAGGCCGGTTTCAAGGCCGGCATGATCGACACCCTGGACGCGGATCTGTCCCGGGCGGAGAAGTTGGAAGCCCGACAAGCCCAGATGGTGGCCAGCCGCATTACGGCTTCGCAGCTGGCCCAGCGTGCGGACGGTCCGGACGGATCGGGGCAGACGCAACGTGACTTGCCGTTGTCCGCTCGGATCACCATTCCCCTGGCCAGCCAGTACCGCTACGGCAAGCTGCGGGCCTTCGTCGGCCCCCGAGCCGAAGAGCGGGCCTACATCGCGGGGCAATTCTGGTCCGCCACCTTGTTCCGAAACAAGGCCAGTGCCGATTGGTGCAAGCAGCACGGGATCAACACGAACTTCCAAGCGTCGCTGGAAGAGTCCACGGACTCGGCCGGCGGCTTCTTGGTGCCCACCGAAATCGAGCAGGCGATCATCGACCTGCGTCAAGAGTACGGCGTCTTCCGCCAGAAGGCACGGGTTGTGCCGATGCTGCGGGACACCAAGTCGCAGCCGGTGCGAGCCAGCGGCCTGACCGCCTACTTCGTCGACGAGGGGTCGGAGATCACGGCCAGCGACAAGGCGTGGACGAATGCCTCGTTGACCGCGAGAAAGCTGGGCGCCTTGTGCCGCTACAGCAACGAGATCGCCGAGGATGCCATCGTGTCCATCGGTGATGACCTGACGCGCGAAATCGCCTACGCCTTCGCCGTCAAGGAAGACGCCTGTGGATTCCTGGGCGACGGCACCAGCACGTATGGCCACATGACGGGCGTCAAGAACGCCTTGGCTGCCGGCAGTATCGTCACGGCCCTGACTGGCAACACGGCGTTCAGCACGCTGGACCTGGTGGACTTCGAGTCGATGATCGGTCTGTTGCCGATGTTCCCGGGGATCAACCCGGAGTGGTACATCAGCCAGGCGGGCTATGCGGCGTCGATGATGAGGTTGATGGACGCGGCCGGCGGGAACACGATTGAGATGCTTGCCGGCGGAACGCGGCGGGCCTTCCTCGGCTATCCGGTGAACATCACCCAGACGATGAACAGCACGTTGACGGCGCAGACCAGCGCAACCGGCCTGTGCTATTTCGGCGATCTGGCAATGGCGGCGATCCTGGGAAGCCGCAAGGGCATGACGATCGCGATTAGCGGGGATCGGTACTTCGAGTACGACCAGCTGGGAATCCGGGGTATTTCGCGATTCGACATCAACGTGCATTCGCGCGGCACGGCGTCGTTGCCGGGGGCAATCGTCGGACTGAGCGCGCCCGGAAGCTGAGGATAGTTTGTCGTCAGTGGCCCGTTGTCAGTGGCAACGGGCCACGCTCAACACTCAACGCTCAACGTTCAACGCTCAAGGAGTGAAAAGCCATGAACCGCTTACAGCACACGAAACTGGTCAGCATTACGCCGCCCGCCGCGATCAAGGACAACGCCGCCTGGACGACGGGCGAGATCGACACCAAGGACTGGGACTGGCTGACGATCATCTGCTATCTGGGCGCCACGGACATCGCGATCGCGTTGTTGAAGGTCCAGGAGTCCAACACGTCCGGATCGGGATTCGCGGACGTCACCGGCCTGGTGATGGGAACCAGTACGAACATCGACGGGGCGACGTCCGCCCTGCCCAGTGCGACGGACGACAACACGTTCCAGGTGTTCGAGATTGATTTGCGAAACCGCAAGCGATACATCGACCTCTCGGCTACGGCGGGCGACGGGACGACGGGGACGTTCTTTGCGGCCCTGGGGATCCTGTCGCGGTCGAAGTCGCTGGCGCCGGTCAGCCTAGCCGAACGTGGCGTGAACGAACTGTTGCGGGTGTAAGCACTGGGTTCGGTAACACGACAAGCACCGGCGGTTAGCACCTTGCCGCTCACAGGAAGACCAAATGCAAATTCGGTTGATCAGGCATTGGAAAGGCTACAAGCCGGGGCGGGTGTTTTGCGAGATGCCCGATGGCGCTGGCAACGTGCTGATCCAACGCGGGATGGCAGTAGAGGAATCTCATGCTGGAGTACAGTCTGACCAGGACCGTGGAGCCGGCGATCGAGCCGGTGAGTCTGAGCGAGGTCAAGCGGCACGCAAACGTAGTGGCAACCGACGATGACGGGTTCCTGTCGTCGCTGATCGCGGCGGCGCGGGAGCAAGTCGAGTCGGATACGGGGCGGGCTCTGATCACGCAGACCTGGCGGCTGAAGCTGCATGACTGGTTCGGTGACTTGATCGAACTGCCGCGGGCCCCGCTGCAGTCCGTGACCAGCATCAAGTATTTTGACGCCGACAATGTTGAAGTGACGTTGCCGGCGGCCTACTACGACGTGGACGCGGACCGGACGCCGGGTGTGATCTGGAGGGATCCGGATTACACCTGGCCAATGGTCAGCGACCAGGCCAACGCGGTGACGATCACCTACAAGGCCGGTTACGGGGATGCGGCAGCAACGGTTCCCGCTCGGGCCAAGCAGGCGATCGCGTTGCTGGTTGGCCATTGGTATCGAAGCCGTGAGGCGGTGGGCACCGTGGGGACTGAGGTCGCCTTGGCCTATCAACGCCTGGTCAACGGCTTGCGGGTGGGGAATTATCCGTGATCAACGCCGGACAGTTGAGTAATCGGATCACGCTGCAGACGTCCACGGAGACGCTGGGGGCATCGGGGCAGCCGCTCCGGACCTGGGCGACATTCGGGACGGCCAATCTGCCGGCGAAAGTGGAGACGGTGACCGGCGGGGAAACGATTCGCGGCCGGCAGGTATCGGCCGAGGCGGCGATCCTGTTCACGATTCGCTGGCTGACGGGAGCCACGACGGCGATGCGGGTCAGCTTCGACGGGCGGACGCTGGGCATTGTGCGCGTGAGCGATCCGTATGGTGATCGGCGGGAACTGCGGATCGAGTGCAAGGAAGCGTAGGAGTCGAGAGCGGAGAGTCCAGAGCTGAGAGCCGGAGTGGAGCCCTATGTCAGCGGCGGCAGATTTGCGGACGTACTTGCTGGCGAACTCGGGCGTGGCGGCGCTGATTGGGACGCGGTGCTATCCGGGGACCATCCGGCAGGCGGCGACGCTGCCGGCGGTTGCGTACTGGGTGATCAGCCGGACGCACGTCAGCCACCTGAAGGGGATCACAGCGGCCGGGACGATCCGCATCCAGTTGGACGCCAATGCGGCGCTGGAGACGGATGCGGACGCGGTTACGGAGGCGATCGTGGCGGCCATGAAGATTCTGGCGGCCACGCCGCAGACGATCGGGTCGACGCCGGTGTGCGATGTGGAAATTCAGGGGCCGCGGCAATCGACAGAGCCGCCGGCGGACGGGTCCGACGAGTGGACCTACGTCAGTAGCGTGGATGTGATTTTGAATCTGGGGTAGTCGTAAGCGGCAAGTTTTAGCCGCCGATTCTTTCGAAGGGAAGCAAAATGCCGAAAACTGGGAACGGCGGGACGATCGCCTTAGGCACCTCGGCCATTGTGTTATCGGTCACCAAAATTTCCGAATGGCAGCCGACGCGCGGCAAGTTGGACGTGAGTCACTTGGGGTCGACAGGCTTCAAGAAACAGATGGCCGACGATCTGGCGGATCCGGGCGAGGTCGAAGTTGAGGCGTTGTTCGATCCGACGAAGGCGCTGGGCAGCATTCAGGCCGTCGCGGAAACGATCACGGTGACGTATCCCAAGGAGGGATCCGGGTCGGCACCGACGCTGGTCGGGACTGGGTTTTTGATTGCCGTGTCCCTGCCGGAGCTGGTGAACGGGTCGGTGAGTAAGCAGAAATATAAAGTGGCGTTCAACGGCGGGACTGGGCCGGCGTTTACGAAAGAGACGTAGTCCGGAAGTCCAGATTTGAGATTCCAGATTTGAGATTCAGAGCCGGAAAGAGCCGAAACCATGCCGAAAACTGGAAATAGCGGGACAGTCACCCTGAGCGTATCGGGGTTGACGCTGTCGTTCGTGAAGATCGGGGAGTGGCAGCCGACGCGCGGCAAGCTGGAAGTGAGCCATCTGGGGACGACGGACTTTAAGGAGTTTGTGCCGGACGATCTGGCGGACCCGGGGGAAGTCGAGCTCGAGGCGCTGTTCCTGGCGACGGCGGCCCTCGGCGACATCAGCGAGGATCCGGAGACGATCACGATTACCTATCCCAAGGAGACGGGCACGAATCACGCGGCGGTCTTGTCAGGGACGGGGTTTTTGATCGCGGTGAGTTTGCCGGAGCTGGTGAACGGGTCGATCACGAAACAGAAGGTCAAGGTGGCGTTCAACGGCCTGACAGGTCCAACGTTTGTTGCGGAACACACGCCGTAGCGGATTGCGGATTGCGGGAGAGTCGAGAGTCTAGAGTCTGAAGCTGAGCTGGAGAAACAAAACGTGATTCGATTGGAAGCACATACGGGCGTCCACTGCGCGAACGGTCGGGTAATCGACCTCAATCAGGATCGGATCTTCCAGGATGGGGAAGTGATCGGGTATGTGGGCCGGCTGCCGGATTCGCCGATCAATCTGATCTATCCGGACGTCCCGGAAGACGTCCAGCAGGAAGTCCGAGCGGCGGTCGAAGCGAAGTACAAGGGCGCTGCCCAGCAGATTTCCTCGCCGGTGGAGATACCGGACGATGCCCTGGATGATACGGATGCGGATGATCTCGACTGATCCGTTATTGCCCGGGAAATAAACTCACGCCACTCACAGGGAAGACAGGGAGACGCGAATGCTGACACGGGAACAACTGCTTGGGTCGTTTGCTCGGCGGTATCGGACGGTCGAGACGCTGGCGGGGCAGATTCGGATCCGGAACTTG